CATATAACATGCTCATCACTGAGAAGTCTGCAGCAGAACTTTTTAACAAGACTCTCAGCTCTCCAGTCGTTACGACTTCTGGTAATACATCAGGTCAAGTAACGTTATCTGCAGAGGGTATAACAGGTCCTCGTACTATTAAGTTCCCCGACGCTGATGCTACTCTATTATCTACTGAAAACGTCACACTAGATGATGTTACATTCGGTGCAGGTATCGGAGCAAACAACTTAACTGGTCTGACAAGACAACAACAATTCTTCTACTCTGGATTTTAATAAACAATGGCTAAACAAGGACTACTTGCTTCAGCAAAACCAAGCGGTGCTACTAATACAGTGCTTTATGAAGCACCTATTGACGCATCAGCAAGTACGGTTTTGTCTGTAACAGAGCAAGGCGGATCAGGAACTACATTCGACGTTGCTGTAAAAGATTACGACCAACACTTAGTTGTAGGTGCAAGTACATATAAACTTCATAAGGGAGACGTAATAACAGGATATAGATTTGATTTAGGAACAGCAGTTGGTGCGGATCAAGGTTTACAAGCAAATCAGTTACTAACATCTGGTGACGGAGAAAAGACAGCAGTATTTGAATCATTTTACATTCCACCTTTCACCGAAATTGCAGTGAAGAGTAAGGCAATCAGGCAGATAGCAGTGGAATCAGTTTCTGGTACATTTGCTGTAGGTAATACAATATCAAAAGGAAGTGGTGGTAATACATCTGTTGCAACTATATTTGCTGTAGCATCTGGATCTGGTGGTTCGACTTTACATATTGGACCTTCTACCTTAAATGGTTCTGGAACTGAGTTTGCTGCAGGTGACTCTATAACTGCATCTGGTGGTGCAACTGCTACCATATCATCTGGTGGTGTTGGTACTGCTGCAAATGAATTTACATTTACAACATCTGGTGGAACTGAGAATCTTTATCTAGGAACTCAACTATCAGTATTAGGAGATAGAACTTATCGTTTTAACGTAGCAGATTCAAGTATGAGTGGTTTGGTATTCAAACTTTCTGAAACTGTGAATGGTGAGTGGGGTCCTGATGGAACTGCAGGTAACTCTGATGATGGTACGGAGTATACGACTGGTAAGACCACAAACGGAACTGCAGGTTCTAGTGGTGCATACGTTCAATATGATCTGACTGCTAACACAAGTTTACCCGCAACACTTTATTACTATGAAGGAACAACTGGAACTGCTGCTAACTCAAATTACGGGGGATCAGACAGAATTATCTCTACATCAAGTTCATATAGTTATGACTCTATATTCGTTTACAATGTTACTGGGACATGGGTCAACAGCACAGACACATTTGCCTACAATGGAGTGACATATACTGTTACTGGTCAGACTGCAGGTCCTTACGGTTACGTTCGTGACTATAGCAGTACAAACTTGTATGTTATAAAAGGAACTAACTCTGCTGATTTTACAACCAGTGATACATTCCTAGATGTACCTGCTTTGAACACTGGTACAAGAACATCAGTGACTATATCATCTATCACTACTGCAACAACAGCAGTAGAGACTAAGCATTACATTCGCAAGGACAACACACTTGCTGCAGATGTAACAGAAGAAATCAAATCACTTGTTATTGGACCAGGTCAGAGACTGGTTGTTGAATGCGCTGCTGCAGAAGCATCGTTTGCACTAATCGGATTTGAAGATGCTTCATCCGAGTTTACACTTCGTACTTACGGACAGGCTGCCTCTGGTGGATCTGGATCTGGTGGAAGTTAACCCCCAATAAATACAAACAAAGCGGATAGGTAATGTCACTAACTAGACTAAAGAATATTATTACGTCCAGAACTGGACGTATCATATATGTCAACCCCGATGATTTCGATGCATCTGATGCTATTGATAATAGGGGTAACTCTGCGTTGCGACCTTTCAAATCTATCCAGAGGGCATTTTTAGAAGTAGCAAGATTTTCATATAGAGTTGGTTTAAGTAATGACGAGTTTGATGCTTTCAGTATCATGCTTTACCCTGCTGAATATATCGTAGATAACAGACCAGGTGATGTGCTATACACAAACGTTGCACCTATTGATGCAAACTCTAACCTAGACTTAACTTCTCCTAACAATGTTCTCTACAAATATAACTCTGTTGAGGGTGGTATTATTGTTCCAAGAGGTTGTTCCCTTGTTGGAACAGATCTTAGAAGAACTAAGATTATACCTAAGTATGTTCCTTATCCTACTGTTTTTGCAGCAAAAGGTATTAACACAGAAGATCAGGTTCCTCCTAGAACAGCAATCTTCAAAGTAACTGGTGGTACTTATTTCTGGCAGTTCTCATTCTTTGATGGAGCAGAAGAAGGAGTATATTATAAACCAGACTCAGTAGATACACTAGCACCTAAATTTTCTCATCATAGACTTACTTGTTTTGAGTTTGCTGATGGTCTTAATCCATTATCAAAATTAATCACAGACGGAACTGTACCTAACACAGATTACTCTGCTGTACCAAACATTCTAGAAAGAACAGACTTAGAAATATACTATCAAAAAGTATCAAAAGCATTCGCAACGATTCCTGATACATCTGGTGATCCTGCTGCTGACCAAATACAGGCAAGGGTTGAAGAAAACAGAATCGTTGGTCCGATCTCCGATGAATATAAAGTTAACTTTATTACAAGAAACGGACAGACTGCAACAGCAGTCACAGTTGATGAGTTTGGTAACCCAAGAGATCATGGATTCTCTGTTGGTGTAAACATCAATATTAGTGGTGTAACTGGTTCATCAGGTCCTCAGAATGAAGCAGACGCAGGTTTATACAATGGTTCATTCACTGTTACATCTGCATCTGGTAATACATTTACTTATCAGATGTCAAGTGAACCCTCAGGAAACGCTGTAGGTTCAAATATTACGGTGAAGACTGAAATTGATACCGTTGACTCAGCATCACCTTACGCATTCAACCTATCACTTAGATCAGTGTGGGGTATGAATGGTATGCATGCGAATGGTGCAAAAGCAACTGGTTTCAAATCAATGGTTGTGGCACAGTTTACTGGACTGTCACTACAGAAAGATGATAGAGCATTCGTAAGATATAATCAGTCAACTGGTGCATATGATGTAGCAGTAGCAGGAGATGGTGCACACTTAGATGGTTTCGCTGAATATAGAAAGGGATGGGGTCATGAACACATCAAGTGTAGTAATGATTCATTCATACAGGCGGTTTCCGTGTTCGCTGTGGGATATCAAGGTCACTTCACTGCTGAGAGTGGCGGTGACATGTCAATCACCAACTCTAACTCTAACTTCGGTAACACTGCTCTTAGATCAGCAGGTTTCAAAGCAAAATCATTCTCAAAAGATAAAGCAGGGGCAATAACTCATATTATTCCACCAAAAGCATTAAATGTTATTGCTACAAGTATAGCAGCAGGTGGAACTGCAGGTAGTCAAACTATCACACTAGCAAATGACGGGTCAGTCAACGGGGTTATTCAAGGTATGACTGTAACTGGTGCAGGTATTGCTCCAGGTACGACTGTAGGATCAGTCAATACAAACACTAGAGCAATCACACTATCTGCTGCACTTACAGACGTTGCAGTCAATATAGTTTTTGGTGAAGAAACATCTGTAAACTGGGTCAATATTGATATACAAAGAACTAAAACTATTAACGCATCACTTGCAGGACAAGGATTACAACCAGGATCAAGACTGTACTTATATGGTTACACAACTGAAGCATCACCACCAACATCAAGGGTACAGGGTTTTACAATCGGTGCTAGACAAGATGGTACAGGTGCTAGTGCAGTCCCAGATAAGATAAACTGTTTACTTGTAGCAAACGGTGCTACTGCTGCAACTACACAGTCAGCATCCATATCACCATACGGACCTAGCGTATCAGGAAAATCACCTGGTGAAGCAGGATCACCGATCCAGTTTGATAGCACACAATATACAATCGGTGGTGTAGCAGGACAAGTTGGTGGTTGGTATCTATCAGTCATGGCTGATACAACAGGAAATAATGCAAATGAAATTTATAGTACATTATCAAATAATACACAATATAATACTGTAAACTTTACACCAAGCACATTTATTAAGAGGATCCCCGATCCTCGTGACTTACAAGATAGAACCTATCGTGTAAGATATGTGATTGATAAGGATAAAACTAATCCTCTACCTAGAGATCCTATCTCTGGTTTCGTATTACAACCTCTGAATAGTGATACCACATCATTTAACTTACAAAGATGTTTTTACATATATGATATTGAAGTTGTTCAACCATTTGAAAGAGGTGTAGCAGATGGTATTTACTATCTAACTTTATTATGCGGGTCTATTGCACCAAGTGCAACCAACTTCGACAATAGGAAGTTCTCACAAAACGTTAATGAAGTTTATCCTACATTTGACAGAGATAATCCAGTTGCCGATCCTACTGCTGCAGTCTCAGTTGCTGATAACGTTACTATCGGTCTTGTTAATGCTACTGATGGAGCAGTTCCACCCGCCAAAGATCCAAAATTATCTATTACAAAGGAAGCAATAGTATTCCTATTAACAGACACAGGTTGGACACAACCAGGTACAACACCAAACTATGACTCAGGAAACGAACTTCTCTCGAATGTGCAACTTACTGCACGAGCTGGCGATGAGGAGACCAGAAAAATCAAGATTCGAGAAAATAATGATGGAACAGTCGCACCGATCAATGTCGAGTTCCGACGTCACTCTATCCTCAGATCAGGTAATCACACATTTGAATACCTTGGTTTCGGACCTGGAAACTATAGTACAGCGTTCCCCCAAACCCAAGTTGAGACACTAACTCAAGAACAGATTAGATTCTCACAGTCCATTAAAGAAGAAGGAGGAGTTTCATTCTACTCTGGACTTAACTCTAACGGTGACCTATTCATTGGTAACCAAGTTATCAACCCTGTTACAGGTCAGATTACTAACGAAGACATCGCACAGTTAAACGTTGTTGGAGAAGAAAGCACAACGATTCAGACATTCTCTGAGTTGGTGCTGACTGATAAACTGACTGTAATCGGTGGAGCATCTAACCAGTTAGAATCTATCTTTGCAGGTCCTGTTACATTCCAAGGTTTAACAACCTTTACTAACAACCTTCAAGCAAGAAAGATCTCTTACTATAACCAAGATGGTACAGTTATCAAACAAACTCTGCTCGCACCTGCTGATGCAAGTGGACAACCAGACTTCTCTAATATCACAGGATACGATACACCTGCTGACGGTGACCTTGTTTATAATATTAACTGGACGCCTGGGAAATCTCTTGGTTGGATATACTACAATGGAGCATGGTCAGAGTTTGGTCTCACAGATACTGGTGAAATCAATATTGACACTTTCTCTGGCACTCAACATATTGGTATTGGTACTGCTGCTGTATCTGGATTCAGAGTTGGTATATTAGGCAGTGCTAAAGTCGATGGTGACTTAGTTGTTACTGGTAGAGGTGGTGTTGGTGCTGACAAGTATATTCCTAAAACATATACTGGTAATGGTTCTAACCAGAGTTTCAACATTACTACATATAGTGGAGGCATCAAACATAGTGTCAACTCTGTATTAGTATTCCTTAATGGTGTAAGACAAGCACCAACAGATAACTACACAGTAAATGCTAACGGATCAAGCGTAATAATGAATGATGCACCTCTAGCATCTGATACTGTTCACATTCTAGAACTACCTATCTAACATGGCAACGACAAGAATAAGCGGTAATCAAATCGCAAACACTACAAGTGCAATTATAACTACATTGAGTTTTTTGAATGATAACTCAGTGTTTAGGTTACCTTCTGGTACTCAGTCTACAAGACCTACTGGTGTATCAGTCGGTACATTGAGATTTAATACTACAATAGACCAAGCAGAAATATATAAAGCAGATGACGGTACAGGTAGTGCAGGTTGGACACCAGTTGCAGGAGGAGGACCTGCTATAGGAACTGATAGTATTGTACGAACAAATAATAATGTAATCGCAGAGAATCTTACAGTCGGACCAAGTGCAAACAATGGTGCTGAGTTTACCAACGGAATGAGTGCAGGTCCTATATCCATAAATTCTGGTTTCACTGTTACAGTCGAATCAGGTGCTGCATGGAGTGTTAGATGAAGTTACGAGTACAGAACATACAAGGATTGACACCTAATTTTACTGTTACTGTTAATGATGAGAGTGATTTAGTATTCAAAGGTACTTCATACTTATATGTTAAAAATAGCAGTCAGAGTGCCTTACCTATACCATACGGAACTACTCAACAGTTTGCTGCTGCACAAATAAATAACGCACCTAGAAGGGGATATGAAAACGGAGAAATAAGATATAATACATCAACAAATAAATTAGAAGTATTCAACAACGGTGTGTGGGCAGGTTAATAGTAGAAGATGGGGACGTCCCCGACTTGACATTATATCAAAATAGGATTAGAATATGTGATAAGTGTGAGTACAAATCGCCTATTGGTATCTGTACTAAATGTAACTGTGTACTTGCAGTTAAGGCACGCTTTCCAATATTCCACTGCCCGATTAATAAATGGTAATGAGTCCTTTTGCAGGTGGCGAACCTGTAATAACAAAATCTATACATCATGATAACTTTATCAGTGAGTTTGAAACTAACTTAGATTGTACAGATATAATAGAATATTATAAGTTCATATCAGATAATGGTTTGACAATCAAGAGACACTCAGAGAAAGGTGCTGCTGATTCTCAAATCTTTATGCATGAGTTACCAGTAGAATATTTTCATGATAATCTATCAAGAAGTATATTCAGACGTTGGAACTATGTTACTGACCAAGCACTACGAGAGTATGTACTAAAATATGACATCTTAGTTGGTCGTAGGTTTCAACATACTATGGCAAAGATACAAAAAACAGAACCAGGACAGGGTTATCATGCTTGGCATTATGAGTCAACACCCTCTGCACCATACCGTAAGTTAGCAACTATGATCTACCTTAATGATGGTTTTGAAGGTGGTGAGACAGAATTTTTATATCAACATTTTAGAGTGAAACCAAAGGCAGGTAAGTTTGTTATATTTCCATGTGATTGGGCATGGACACACAGAGGTAATCCGCCCCTAAATAATGATAAGTATATTGTTACTGCATGGGTAGAGGAGTATCCAACGCCAGGACAATAAATAGAAATACTATAACCTGTTTAAATGAGTAAACTCACCGTAGCAAGTATCGGTGGTATACCTGCATCACTTAATCAAACTACAATTCCTGCGGGACATAAGTTACAGATAAACGGTAATGTTTATCATGACGGTACTGGTGCTTTGCGTCTACCCTCAGGTTCAACTGGGGAAAGACCTAGTTCACCAGTTACAGGTTACATAAGATGGAATACATCATTAGGAGCAGTAGAAATTTATAATGGTAGTACATGGATACAATATTATGGAGAGAATGGCACATCTAACGCACCATTTACATCACTAGCAAACTTATCAAGTAATGATCCTGGTTCTGGTTATTGGTATATAAAATTTGATGGCACTAATACAGAAGAAGTATATGCATATAAAGACCCTAATGGTAAATATTGGGTCATGGTTGCATCTATCACAGATAATACTTCACATGGTAGTTACACAGGTGGTTCAGACTCTTGGTATGGTAACTGGACAACTACATCAACTACTGGTACTGCAAGAAATGCACTGGGATCTGACTTTAAGTCAAATCATTATAGAGGATGGTCAGCAGATGATGTATTGATCATGCAGGGATTTACTGCATCGGGAGATCCATATGGTTCATCTTTGGATGTTGGATATATTAATGGTTGTTTTACCAACAGAGGTGGTAACATGTATAATATGTTTCGTGACCATATTTCTCTCGCTAATCACAGTAATATTGGTGGTACTGAGATTGGCGGAATGCAATTTTTTAAAGGGTCTGCACAGGCATCAGATAATAGATACAGAGGTAGCAGTGCAGGTGAACTAGATCCAAATAATACTTGGCATTTGTCACCCGCAAACTGCGAAAACTATACCTTTAGTATGATTAACGCACTTGGTTGTTCATCAAATGGATGTAACGTTGAACACCATGCGTGGGTAGGTAACACTGGTAATAACTATTCAAATCAAAACTTCCCAGAACCAAACTGGTCTGGTAGTTGGGGAATAAATAATCCTGGCTCCGAAAACCATATGTACTGGTTATTCTTCTACGCATAAGACATGAGTACTCTAAACGTTAATGAACTAAATGCACCTGCGGATCACAACTTTGAGATCAAAGTTGATGATGGAGAACTTTTGAATATTGATGGTACTCTAGGTTTAAATCCATTATCACATTTCAAATTACCAGTAGGAACTACAGCACAAAGACCTTCTTCTCCATTTACAGGAATGATAAGGTTTAATAGTGAACTATTACAGGTAGAGGTTTGGAGTGGTAGTGCATGGTTGCAGATTGTAAAAGCATCATCAGGTGGTAATAATGGTAGTACTCCTGCACAGGCAGCAGCAAATGTTCAAGAATTGATGGACGCAGGTGTTGCTGCAGATGGTAACTACTATATGAACTTAGATGGTACAACCCGTAGATACTTTGTACCGATCAACAGTCACCCGTATTATATTCTCATAGGTAACTGGGGTGGCGGTGGTGCTGCATTTTTTACTAACGCATCAGCATTATCAGGACAGAACTTAAATGACCAAGGAGATACAACTCCTACAGGTAACTTTGCATATAACTCAACATGGGGTTATTACAGAAATGTAAGTGGATCTGACTTTAGATACGCAACTTTTAGTAATAGAGGTGTCACATATCGTTATGTGAAGATGAGAATGAACCTTTATAACTACTACTCTAATGATGGTCAGAACGGTAGAAACTTCCTAAATATTTCGTCAGGAGTTGGTGATGGTCTAACGATCATGCGTGACAACTCACAATCTGGCGATGGTCAGCACATCTTTACCTTTTACACTGCTATCTCTAACAATGATAGTAACTCATGCCCATCAACAGCAGGTCAGCAACCTACACACGTTGCAGGTGGTAATAATCCAGGTGGTTTTATGGGTAACAGATACACATGTTTCTCTAGGTCTGGAAACAGTTATACCTCAGAATATGTGAGAAACTTTACAGTACAGCCAGGAGATAACTCTGGTGGCACAGGTCCGAACGTATTTAATGGTGATGCATGGTTCACCGTTGATTTAGGAACAACTTATAGTGATAACATGCATATTGTCATACACTCAGATCAGGCAACGTCAAACGAAGATACATATCTCAAAAGAGGTTGTGTACTTGTTCGACCTGCATAAATAACAAGGAAGGAGTAAAAAGTCACGAATGTCACAATTAAACGTTGATAAAGTTGTATCCCTAGCAGGTGGAGGTGGAACCGCAGAGTTTCAACTGGAAGCGTCTGGCAACTTTAATTTTGATTCTGGAACTCTTTATGTTGATTCTTCCAACAACAGAATCGGTGTTAATGATTCATCACCCAGTTTCACCTTAGATATTGCAGGTACTGACGGTATGAAAGTTCCAGTAGGAACTACAGCCGAAAGACCAGGTTCACCAGTAGAAGGATTATTCAGATATAATAGTACAGATAGAACTTTTGAAGGATACTCATATGATCAAGATGCAGGTGCAGTTCAATGGGGTCCTATTGCAGGAGCAGGTAGTTCATTACCAGATCAATCTACAAACAGATATTCAGCATCATATACAGTTGGAGCATTATTAAGATCAGACGGAACTAACGCATACTGGTCATTTGATGGAGAGAACGATACAGGGTGGTCAACAGCAAGAATTTGGACACATGGATATGTTGGTGGTGGATACCAAAATGGTTCGCCATGGAATAATGTTAATAGAACAGTTCATTCTACAGATACATCAACAAACTTAGGAGATATTTTAGACAGATCAGGTGCTTACATGTCAGGATCATGGCATGATACTAGGCACTTCTTTCACTCTATGGAGAACACATATAGAGGTTCCTCTACATATACCAACGCAATGTCAATGTCAACTGAATCTGGTGTGACTCATCAGTCACAGTGGAATATGACGGTGAACAGAGGTTCAATGGGTTCTCACCAAGATCATGTGTTTGCAGGTGGATACTCATACCTATATGGTGGTGGTAACTCAAGAACTGACGTGTTCAACTTGAAAACAGAGGTTATGAGAACCTCAGGTTTCCCGCCAAACTTTGATGATGGTGGCGATGACCCTACATGGGGTGGACATGGTAGACTCTATGGTTGGGTTAAGAGATCAGGAACTAGAAGAGGTCAATTCTTCAAGACAGAATCATGGGTATCATGGGAACACGGACCAGGTGGTGATGGTTGGAAGAAAATTCTTCCTAGTATGTTAGGACATATGTACGTTGGTACAGGTAATAACAACCAGAACGGAAACCAGAAGTGTAACGATCTTACTGGTATTCAAGTTAGAGGTCTTAACTTCGGTAATATGGGTGAAGAAAACTTTGAAATGGGTATGAGAAAAGGATATTGTTTAGGTAACTATAATGGTTCACAGAACAATAATACATTCAAAGTTAACTACAACAGTGATAGTTACAACAACTTAGGTGGAAACTCACCCCCAACAGGACATGGTGGTATGTCATCAGCACACTGTTCGTCCGCTAGTTCTGTATCAGGACAGGGCAACTACGATTATGGTACAAACATTCCTAACTACTAATGATTAGCACAACTTCAAATGACGTCATCGTTTTAGATGTCGAGAAATATCCTCAGGTAGGGGAGTGGGGTATCCGTGTTGGAACTTATTTGGGATTAGAATCCTATCATCTTGCAGACGAATATTTTAAATTCATACCACAGCACATAACTTATCTTAGGTATCCCAGTAAACATGGTATTATGGGAGATAAGTATTGGGGAGAGATTAGATTCCAGAGATCCGCCTATGGTGTAAATGAAGAAGGAACTACAAATAAAGAAAAAGAAGTCATAGATGATACAATATATTCAGATTATGTTATTCCTTTCATGATAGATGTGATGACCCTAGCGATTCAAGAGGAGTTTGAACACAGACATAATCTTCTTATGACTAAGTTTTCTACACTTGAAGAAGCAACATGGGTAGATCAAATATGTGAGGCAACCGCATATATTGCTGATAATTCTTTTGAGACAAAACTTATACATAAGTTAGCAGAGGTCAGGGACTTGACAACTTTGCAGTTTGCGACTAAAATAGTTGATAAACAAGCAGAGTTTAAAACTAAACTCTATGACTTAGCAGTTGCAGAACAAAAGATGATCCATGTTGTAACTGGATGTACGACTGTTCGTGACTTAAATGTAGTGCTTGAAGATTACTTCAGCATTGCAATGTCTAATACACAATGCCTTGAATATGGAAGATGCACAACCAATGAAGAAACAGGAAACATCGAACGAAAAGTTAAGTTCGACTACTCAGGAGGACTTAAGTTCTGATTATCATATCAGAGAGACTTTAGAAGATTTAAAACATATAAGTGAATATGATGTAGACCAGTTTGATGAAGCACTGATGGCATGGTCAGAGCAACAACACTTCGGTCAAACTAAATTTCAAAACGAATACTTTGTTGTAAACTCACAAGTATCCCCATACAGACAAATACGTCAAGCAATGATGGAGATACAGGGTAGAACTAACGCATTGCAAAAAACTACTATACAGTTCAAGCGTTGTCTTAATGACATTGCTAGAGTTACTGCTGCTCGTGATAAAGAGAAAGATGAGTTTCATAAGGTTGATAGACAGTATGAACTAGAGTTATTGTATCTTGATAAACAAATATGGTTAAATAAAATCCACCAATGCAAAGAAGAACTTAATGGTTTGTTTGACATCATCAAAGCAAAGGCAGGAACTAGTAACCCAGATGAGATCACAAAAATATTAGAAGACAAAGAGTTAGAGAGTATGGAAGAGCATAAGTATTGGATTGCTCGTATGGGTAAACAGAGTGCTATAGATTTGCTAACTACTGGTAGAATCCAAGCAGGTAACTTGGAATCTATCTTGCAGATGGCACCAGAAGATCAAGCAGCAGTTACTGATCTTGCTATGACATATTCTACTGCAGTTAATAAATCCATTGGAGGTATTAAGGAAGCAGCAGAAGAAAGAGTAGAAAAAATGTTAGACGGAAAACCACCCCAATTATTTGACACAGCAGGTGTCTTATCAGATTATGCACACAACAACCTTAAGGACAGGAGTCTTCAGTCTTCCGATCAATCCGAAACTCAGTCCTGAGTTTATTGATAGTGACTTTATACCTTTTCTAAAGAAACACTCTAATTTACTATACGACCTATATTTTACTACGAGAATGCCCCCATTCATGCAAGATGCAATGGGCGATGTTTTTCGTACTGATAATGATGCAAAAGGTGCTGTAAAGAATGCTCTTTACATAGCACAAGAGACAGGCATACCATTATCAGCAACCTTTAATAATATATGGGTCAGACCAGATCAAAAGAACTTAGATGAGTTCATCAAGAACTTTAAGTTTCTATATGACAATGGTGTAAGGTGTGCAACAATACCTCATACATCATGGGTTTCTACGGGTCAGATACAACGGGAATATCCAGAGTTAGAGATAAAGAATACTATACTTAGAGAAGTAT